TCAGTCGTGCAGGTGTTCGGCGGCGTGCAGGGTATTTTCCAGCAGGCAGGCGCGGGTCATCGGCCCGACGCCGCCCGGCACCGGGGTGATCCAGCTGGCGCGTTGTGCCGCCACCTCGTATTCCACGTCGCCGACCAGGCGGCCGTCGGCCTGGCGGTTGATGCCGACGTCGATGACGATGGCGCCTTCCTTGATCCACTCGCCCTTGACCAGTCCCGGCTTGCCGGCAGCGACCACCACCAGGTCGGCGCGCGACACATGGTCGGCCAGGTCGCGGGTGAAGCGGTGGGTCACGGTGACGGTGCAGCCACCCAGCAGCAACTCCAGAGCCATGGGCCGGCCGACGATGTTCGAGGCGCCGACCACGACCGCGTCCATGCCGTACAGGTCGGCGCCGGTGCTGGCGAGCAGGGTCATGATGCCTTTCGGGGTGCAGGGGCGCAGCAGGGGCATGCGCTGGGCCAGGCGGCCGATGTTGTAGGGATGGAAACCGTCCACGTCCTTGTCCGGGTGGATACGCTCCAGCAGCAGGGAGGCGTCCAGGTGGGCGGGCAGGGGTAGCTGGACCAGGATGCCGTCGATGGCGGGATCGTCGTTCAGGCGGTCGATCAGGGCCAGCAGGTCGTCCTGGCTGGTTTCGGCGGGAAGATCGTAGGCCTGGGAGAGAAAGCCGACTTCCTCGCAGTCCTTGCGCTTGTGCGCCACATAGACCTGAGAGGCCGGATCGGTGCCGACCAGGATCACCGCCAGGCCGGGAACGCGCAGGCCTTGCTGGCGGCGCTCGGTCACGCGTTGGGCTATCTGCTGGCGAAGGTTGGCGGCGATCGCTTTGCCGTCGATCAGTTGTGCGGTCATGTCGGAAGGGTAACCATCGAATCGGGTGGAAAAAGGACGCGCATTTTCGCATGGACGCCGCCCGGGGCAAAGGAGGCGACCCGCGGATTTGCCGTAACTCCTTTATATAGCTGAATTTTTTTAAAAAACCCGTTGACGGCCTTTCGCCCCCTGTATAACATGCGCCCCGCTTGCCGAGCACAGCCGGACGCAGGGTAAGAGGTAATGCAAGTCGGTTGCTGACTTTGTGATTGCCAGAGCTTAAAGTTTGCGCTCAGCATTGAATGCAGATGAATAAAGCGCCCGTAGCTCAGCTGGATAGAGCATCCGCCTTCTAAGCGGATGGTCGCAGGTTCGAGTCCTGCCGGGTGCGCCATTCGGCGAATCGGCAAGAAGCAGGCGATGTTTTACCGCAAGTCGTAATATGGTGGGCGTAGCTCAGTTGGTAGAGCACAGGATTGTGGCTCCTGGTGTCGTGGGTTCGATTCCCATCGTCCACCCCATATTCCGAAGCGCCAGGCCCGAGGCCTGGCGTTTTCATTTCCAAGCAGTGTCCCGCGGACGTGGTGGAATTGGTAGACACACTGGATTTAGGTTCCAGCGCCGCAAGGCGTGAGAGTTCGAGTCTCTCCGTCCGCACCACCTTCTAAATCAAGTGTTTACGAGCTTCAGCGGCCCTCCATGTAGATACGCTGGATTATCAACGTGAACAGAACGTGAAATGCGACTTTCACGGACCTGATCAAGAACCCCTACAGCATCCCTTACCCTGGCTGGAGCAAGATGGGCATATCGTTCAGTCATCGCGACTGTCGAGTGTCCGAGCAGATCCCGAACATCCGCCAACGGAACGCCGGCGCTGACCAGCCATGCCGCGCAGGTGTGGCGCAGGTCGTGAATCGTAAAGTCCGCAATCTTCGCTGCCTGGCAGGCCTGCTTGAAGCCGGCCGAAAGCGATACCACTCGATCACCGTTAGCGCGCGCAAAGACCCAGGTGCATTCCGGGCTGGTCTCGGACCTGAATGCCATTCGTCGCTTTAGTGCTGCCATCGCCCCTTCGTTGATCGGGATGCTCCGGCGCTTGCCTGCCTTAGTGTGGGATGCCTCCAAGTAGATCAGTCGATTGGCGAAATCCACTCTGCGCCACTCCAGGCCAAGCATTTCCTCCCGCCGGCATCCGGTGTTTACCGCTAGGCGGATGAAATCCTCTAGCATCGGGCCAAACTTCTGGACGCGCGCGGCGCGGCACAGGGCCTCGACCTCCGCCCTGGTCAGCCAACGATCACGCCCCTCGGCCTCGCGCATCTTCCGCCCCTTCACCGGGTTAGGAAGGGCCCACTCCAGTTCTGTGTTGCAGTGGTTGATCGCCGCGGACAGTGCGGCGAGTTCTCGGTTGATGGTTGCCGGGGATGCGCCGGCATCCAACCGATGCGCTCCATATCCCCGGATGTCCTGGCCCCCTAGATCGTTGACCACGCGTCCGGCAAAATACTCGCGCAGCGGCTTTATGCGGTGCACGGTCGTTTCGTAGCTGCGCTGATGCTGGCGAGCGTGCTGCAGGTACGGAATGATCACCTCCTCAAAGGTCCTGGGCGGATTCACGCCCATTTCCTTTTCCTTCCACGCTTTCGCGCGCTCCTGTTGCTCTAGTGCTTTCGCCGCCGAGTAGTCGGCAGTTCCAGAAGAGCGTCTAACAAGCTTTCCTGTTGCTGATTTGAAAGAGATCCACCAGTAGGCGGAGTCGTTTCTCTTGTACGGCATACTTCCTCCGGTACGCCGACCGCGTCGCGCATGCTAGCAGCGGCTTCCTCTTCAAGCATCTGTTCGAGCTTTTCCTTGTGGACGCGGATGGTCTTTTTGAACCTGACCACCGGGATCAGCTTTTCGTCCGCGTAGCGGTACGCGGTCCTGCGGCTCACGCCGAGAATGCCGGCGGCCGCCTCAACTGAAATCAAAGACATAGCGAGACCTTGGCCGATCAACGGCATCGGGTTGGCGGGTAGAATTCGTGGAGGCTTGGCCGGGCAGGGCGCTCGCATCGGGCAATATGGGGGGTTAACTGCTCGGTCAGGCCTTCTGGTAGGATTTGAACGCCCAGCCGGGCGGGACTCAGGAAGAGGCCCTAGTGGGCTCGGCTGGGTTACTTGATCTTGATTTCGCCGTTGAACGGGATAAGGAGTTCCCGGAACTCACGCATCTCAGGGACTGTTACGCCATATCCGAGCAGCTCTCCATTCTCCCTGATGAACATGTGAGCGGCGATGCGTAGTCTCAGCTTCTCCAGAGCATGAAGCCTTCCGATGTAGTCGAGGTCCATCCTTGCCTCGGCTGATGGCGCCGGCTCGAATAAATCCACCACCAATTGACATCCATCCCAAGCGGCCTGTGTGTGGCTGTCCGAATATCGGATGTTTCCCTGGCTGTCCACGTGGGCGGACAGGTCGAATATGCCGGTCATTCGTTTCTCGAATACCTCCCGCATTTCGCTCACTCCCCACCTCCCATAGACTTGCCGATCTCGGCGGCGGCCTCGGTGATTGCCAGCCTGGTTGCTGCCATCTCGCCTAGCTTGTCCCAATAGATCGCGCAGTATTCATGGCCTGCCTGGTTCGATACCAGGGTTCGCTGGTTATCTCGGTCTGGGTTGACTATGAGTCCGAGCCTCACAGCAAGCCGCAGCGCATGACTGTCATCGGTGAGAGAATTCCAGGCCGTACAGCCACCAAGAAGGCAAAGGCTTGCGGTAGCAGGGTCAACTATAGAGTCGCGTTCGGACTGGAATTTTTCATTGACCCTGTACCTCGCCGCCCGCGCCGCCAGTTCGAGTAGTTCGCGGTCGTTCATTGCGTTGCTCCTTCTAGGGCTGCGTCGATTACAGCGTCCAGGTCTTCCTGGTTGAGTACGATGTTCTCAGGGGTCATCCCGGCGAATACACCGCCTTGTCTGATCGTTTCGAGGTCTCGCTCTCGCAGCCACCGGTAGCGCGCGGCATCCTTGCGCAGCGCCTCATAGTCTTCAGCGAAGAAAGGCAGTAGCGTTTCGTGGCGTAACGGATCCCCGCTTGCTGCATCCGAAGCGTTGTTCAGGACATTCTCGGGTGCGTCCAGAGCGCCGAGAACTTGATATGCCTCGGCTGCGAACTTGCGCAGCGCCTCCTTCTCCGCCTTGAGCCCGTCGATCTCGTCCAGCAGGGCGAGGATGGCCTTGGGAGTGGAGGCAACCCTGAACTTGGATATGGCGTATTCGTGCTCTAGGCTAGGCATTCCGTACAAGGCATCAGCCCTCTCAGCCAGCCTCCGCAGCTCTGCGTGGTCGGTCATGGCTTTTTCTCCAAGTTCTTATGAATCAGCCATTGGAGGAAGCTGCCCAAAATGCAAAGCACAAGCAGCACAGGGCCAAGGCCAACGATGTACCCGAGCACGGCGCCAAGCCTCATCTCTAGGACGAAGATGAACCATTGGCTGATGGCAATGCCAATGGATGTCCCAAGCACGCAATATGCGAGCATCTTCAAAAATGTCTTCATGGCTTCAACTCTATTCCGGCTTGCTGGAGGGCTTCACGGCAGTCGTCGATGGCATCGTCGTAGCCCGCGGCTTCTGGTAGCACGTGACGACCGACCATGTTGTGCGGGCCGATCTTCTCCGGAAGCTCCACCTTCAGAGCCGCGCGGCTGGCTTTCCATGCCTGCCAGCACTCATCTGTGCATCTGGCGGCGTAGTCGGTGACAACACCGTCACGATGAATCGGCATCCTGTGCTTGGTTGCCCACGCTTCAAACTCTTCTCTCATGTCAGGCACGGTCAGTCCCTCGCTTCAATTCCGGCTTCGCGCAGCGCCTTTACAATCTCTGCGCGCTCTCGCTGTTGAGCCTTGACGTCAACGACGCCACGGCCATTGCAAACGTGACACCAGCGCCGCTCTAGGTCATAGCCTCGGCAATAGGGGCATGGTCTAAGCTCAGGCATGATCAGGACTCCTTTGGATGGCCGCGCAGCCGGTCGGCTAGCTCCATCTCTGCGTAATAGGCGCTCATGCTTTCGGCGTCGTTGATATTCAGCGTTCCGTAGACGTGGCGGTTGTAGAATTGCGTCGTGCCGAGGCAAGGCTTGGACAGGTTCAGCGTGTATCCGCGCTTGTCGGCCAGGAACTTGGCGACCGCAGCGGATCGGCTCATGCCTGCTTGGCAGTGAACAATGATCGACTCGTCGCCGCACTCGTTCACGAAGTCGTGGATCTGCTTGGCGTCAATGTGGCTGAACACTCGAAAGCCATCGCTTCCCACGTATCCGTCTACGTCATCAAACTCCATCCGCAGAACGCGCTTGTGATCGCAGGCAAAGGCGTACCAATCGCCCTTGCTGCCGATGCTGATGACGTTGCTCGGTATCTCGACCTTGCTGGCATCCACGGCGGAGAGGAATGTCACCTCCCGCCTGTTCACTGCTTGCTCCATCTGCTCAACTCCTGTCCTTTCTGTTCTGTCTGCTCGTAGAGGTTCTGGAAGTCCCCGACTATCCGGAAGATGCCGAAGACGATCAGCGCGATGACCAGCAGCGCGACCAGGGTTTCGTTTTCGTTGTCCACGGTTGGTCCTCCGGGGTCGGATTCGTTGGTTTGGGGTGGCGGGCTCCTGTCCCAAAATCTGCCAGTTTTTGTGCTGAAACCCAGCAGGAATGCGGGTCTCAGCCTGGCCGAAGGTGGCGGTGGCGATGCCGGGATTCCGGCATCGGAGGGAAATCAAAGGGTTAGGACTGGAGGAGGGTATCGAACTTCGCGAACAGCTCTGGCTCGCCATACTTCTTGGACAGGTATTCTCCCTTGTGCGCCGCACCGTCCTTCGCGGCCTCAAGAAGTTCCTCCAGCAACTCCCGCGGAACCACCACATGGCCCGCGTGGATGGCGTAGAGCGGAACCTTGAACGATCCATCATCTCGCTCTTGAATCGAGCGGTCTGCACGATCTTCTATTTCCACAACCTTGTCGCACCATGTGCGGCTACCCGTGATTTTCCAGGCTTCAGGCTTCATCTCGATCATCCTCCTTCCCCTCGTCGAGCAGGGAGCGAAGTTCCCGATGGGTCTTCGCCACCTGTTCGCGCCCGCAGTAATGAAAGCCGCCTTCGCACTCGCACTCGTGGAGTTCCAGCCAGTTTCCGAGATGTCGCCTTGCCTCGCGCAACAGCCCCTCGCTGACCACCACATGGCCCTCGGGAATAACTGCCAACTCCCTAACTTCATAGCCTGGCCAGTCCTGAGGGTTTGCTCTGACCATGTCGTGGTGCTCCTTGGAGCAGGGGCGCCAATCTCCCGGATGGCTTGTGAAGAACGAGTAGTACCGCTTCACCTCACTCATGGTTCAGTCCTCCGGATACAGGTCGTACTTGCGGCAGATGGCATCCATTTCCGGGCGGGCGCGGAAAATCCAGAACTCCCCACCATCGACACTCACCTGATAGATGTACTTTGTTCCCGGAAGGATCTTCCCTCGGTCGGATCGAACGGCCTCAACGATTAGCCAGTCATCCGCACCAACGTCTTGCCTTCCGAAGCCGGCACGGTCGAACCAGTAATAGGCATCACACTGATAGTGCTTCCGGGCCGTCCGAAGTTCGTCGCGTAACAGTTGCATCACACCCCCTCCTTGCCGGGCGCGGCGCGGTCCAGGCGCTCGATCTCGGCCAGGATCAAGGCGCTGGCACGCACGTAGTTGGATCGCGCGTCTCTCGGCTTCCACCACTTCGCCGAGAACGGCCAGATAGCTGGCGCCTCGTCGTTGGCTCCGTTGAGGATGTATGCCGCTGCGGCTCGCGGAAGTTCGGCGGCGCAATAGAGGTCGTCGTGCTCCGGTGTCCAGCCCTCGGCCTCGACCTGCCGGCGTCGTTCGGCTTGAACGTCGAGCCATGCCTGCGGCACTTCTTTGCCGGGCGCGGCGGCGAGCAGAGCCATTAGTGCTTCAGCATCTTTTGCGTAGTTGTGGGCGTCGAGAATTCGAACCAGCCGCTCCAACTGCTCTCGCGCTACCGGCACGCTGTGCTGAGCCTGGGCTACAGGGGCGGCGTAGAGCTTGATGCCTGGGCCGTAGAGCCCGGCGGCGGCCTCCGTCCACTTCACCCAGAAGGCATGAAGGCCCCGATTGGCGAGAGCTACCGGCTCCTGCCTCTCCATCTCCGCCAGTTTGGCGTTGGCGTCCATCAGCAGCGCGCAATAGTTGTCTGCCATAGTTTTCATATCTGCGACCCTGGCCAGGGCGGCCTTCAGTTGATCCTCCAAGCGCTTGGCATAGCCGCGAATGCCCTGCACGGTCCAGCCGCCATCGATGGCGTCTTGCGGCAGCCCTTCGCAGATGCGCTCGAACTGGCGCAGGCGCTCGACTTCGGCCAGGGCGGCGTCGCGCTGCTGCTCCACGCGATTGAACATTTCTGCCCAACGGGCAACGCTGGCGGCATGCTGCGCGACGGTCATCAGTTCATCGTTTGCATTGAGCGGACCGCACTGACCGAGGACGACAGGATTCGAGTGCACGACGCGAGCCACCACCTCCGCTTTCTCGGCCTGCGCCGTGAGGGTTGCCGATTCAGCGATTACGCTAAGGACGCGCCCCTCTTTATCCTGGCGGGTTACCGATACGATGGCGCCGGATTCGTTCTTGGTGACAACAACCTCGCCAGAGGGTTGCGCCAGGGCGGCGCGGGCACGGTAAGCGTCGGCAGCGCATTCCGAGCAAAGCGCAGGGCCGCCGCACCGCATCTTCACTCCGTCAGCACGTGGGAAGACGTGCCCATGCCCGACGTTTGTACCTGCCTGCTCTACCGCAGGATGTGCCGGGCACGGATGGACGAGGGAGCCGTCGCCAGAAGGGCAGGTGCATTCATTTGCTTTGTTCATGGGAGCTTTCTCCAGGCCTCGGTTTCGAGGTCAGAAACGGTTATCAGTCGGCGCCGGCGCTCGATGTTTTCGAGTTGCAGGACATTGCCCAGGCTGTCGATGACGACCCAGTGAATGCCGGTGGGAATGTGCAGGTAGCGTGCTGGCGCGGGGGAGCAGAGGGCGTTTATGCGGCGGACTGCGGGGCTTTCGTCGAATGGCATGGCTCATCCTCCGGGTAGACCCGAACGCCATCGGCGCCCTGGGACTGGTTGATCGCCATCTGCTTAACCGCTCTCGCGATGCGCAGAATGTCGTCCGATGTCATAAGCTGGCTTTCTTCAGGCCAGCCGGTGACCGTCACACCGCAAGGGCGGTGATTCGCTGTTAGCTGGTGCATGGGGTTATTCCTGTTCGGTCAGGGGTGGCAGACTTCGACGACGCGGTGATAGTCGCCACGGAAGGGCATTGCCTTGTAACCCTGGTTCATGGGGTAGATTCCCCAGGACTGGCGAGAGCAGGCCGCCATCATCGCCGCGTACTTGATGACCTCGATGACGTCTTTCTTGATGTGCATGACATGGCCCTCATGCACTCATCGCCGATTTGATCTGCGCTGAGTGGCTGCGGCTGACGGGTATCCAGTTCTCGGTTCCGAGCAGTAGTACCTCGCCGGCTTGGCTGTCATCAGGTCGGGTTTTGAACATGCTGATCAGCGAGCGTCGGACTAGGGCTTTCCGGTGGGCGCGGATGAACTCGTCGGCGAACTCAGTCTCCAGAGCCTTAAGCGTTTCGTTCAAGACAAGTACGCCATCCGGGTAGTACGCGATGACGTACTTGTCTTCGGCGACGAAGTGGGTGATCTGCGAGACGGAGATTGCCTTGGAGTGCTTGCCGCAGGTGGCTTTGAGTACGGTTCTCATGCTGCCTTCTCCCGTAACTTTGCCTCGTACTCGTCGACAAGCAGCTTGAACGACCACAAGTCGGACTCAAGTTCCTCGATGTAGTCGTCGTCGCGCTTGAACTCTCGCCACCAGAGTTGACGGCCTACAGGCTCCAGCGCAGGGCAGTACATGCCGACGTGCCAGAACTTGCGGCCAGTGATCCACATGCATCCTTGAACCTGATCCATGATTCCGCTGGCGTCGTTGTCGATGTGGAAGGCGCGAAGCTTCTCCGGGGCGAGGAAGCACTTGTACTCGCTGCCGCCATCCTCGCCGATCAGTCCGTCAGCGCTGGCTCCGAACATGCCGTCGTCGGTTGTCACGAAGCCGGCGCGCTGGATGATCAGGCCTGTCTGAATCTCGTGCTCCATGCGGGCCTCTGGTTCCAGTTCGTGACCACGCTTCATCTGCCAGGTCTCGAATCCTCCATCTAGCGGCTGCCCGCTGATACGCTCAACGGCCAGCTTGAAGGCGTAATCCAGAGCGGCGGAAGTCGGCTGGCCTTTGTTGGCGCCAGATTTAAGCCTTGCGCGGGCATCGCCGAACATACTGGCGGTGATGCACCCGGCCCTGGCCTGGTGCCATTCGGGGCTTCCTTGGTCGCAGGTGATAATAATCATTTCTCTGTCCCCTCAAGAGCCTTGCCACGTTCGGCCGCAGCCGCTTTAACGCGCTCATAGCCAGTCGTGTCGCCGGCCGCGCGAAGCACCCCGACAGCCGCCTTCCAGATCGCGGCGAGTTCGTCCTTATCCTTGGCCTCGTCAATGCGCTCCAGAATGTCGATAACGACCTGCTGATCCAGAGCGGGCTGCTGCGATACGGCGTTGAACGCGTCATCGTCTTCGCCGTGGGTTGTGTAGTTGAGCAGGGCGCCTGCTGTGTAGCGCTTGCCGTAGCTGACCGAACTGGCCACGGCCTGGACGGCGTTCTTGTTGCCGCTGGTGTCTGCCGGAAGCAGCATCGAGGTGCGCTCGCTGTGACCGCCGCGGTGACTGAGGACGCCTTCAACTTCGACGCCTTTCTCATTGCGCGGGGTGCGGAATGTCAGGGCAAATCCGTGCTTGGCCAGGATCGGCTTTAGGCGCTCGTTGATGTCCTCCCAGAGCGCGTAGCTGTAGCGGCCATTCGCGTCTCCACGCTCCGCAATTGCGGGCAGTTCTTGCTGCATTGCAGCTAGCGCCTCGGTGTACTGCTGCTCTGCCTGTCTGGCCTGGAATCGCTCGTGCATCTGCATCAGGCGCTCCATCTTCTCGATGTCGCACTGAGGGTCTGCGGCGGCGCGCTGGATAACTTGGAGGATGGTGGCCGACTCTCCGGCCTGAATTACGGCAGCACTTTCATGCCGCTGTGCAACTGCGTTGCTCATGGTTAACCTCAATAGTTGATCGTGATGTGAGGAACCTTTCGCTGAGCGATCAGGGTGATCGCCTGCTTGGCGCATTCCTCGGGCATGCCGCCGGCGATAAGAGCCGCCAGCGCCTCGTTGTTGATGGATTTCTTGTGCGCCTTGTCGGCTTCGCGTGCAGCAGCCTCGCGTTCGATGCGGGCCTGCTCATCGGCCTGCCGTTTGCGTTCTGCCGCTGCGGCTTCTTCAGCGCGACGTTGCGCATCACGCTCTGCTTGTTCTGCGCGCTGCTTGGCTTCAATGGCTTCGCGTTCGGCGCGCTCGGCGGCAAGCTTAAGTTCAAGTTCGCGGCGCTCTGCTGCGGCCTGTGCTTCGGCTTCACGGCGTACTGCGGCGTCGCGTTCTGCCTGGGCCTTGGCCTCTTCCTGACGCCGTGCCTGCTCTGCTGCTTCGCGGGCAATGCGCTCCTCGCGCTCTTTCTGCTCGCGTGCTGCTGCTTCGGCGCGCAGGCGTTCCAGTTCGGCCTGCTCGGCTTCGAACTTCTCACGGGCAACCAGGGATTCTCGGAGAGCGATCAAAGCCTCATCTTTGGCGCGAGCAGCCTCTGCCTCGAACTCTTCCCAGGCTTCGCTGATGGCCAGGCCTTCCAGCCAAGCTATGTTGGCCTTGAGTTCGGCCGAGTCCAGGTCGCGGCATTCCAGGCGCAGGTTGATCTTGTCGATCTCGCCCTGATGGCGAGCAACCCGCGCCGCTTCCGCCTCTTCCCACTCTGTCAGCGGCTTGCGAACCTCAGCCTGCCAGCTGTCCAGCAGATCGCGCATCCGCTTACGCTCGGCATCGATCTTCTTCGGAACCTCCTTCAGCTCAGCGACCAATTCCTTGCCCACGTTGTCCAGCGCCGTCTTGGAGCGGGCTACCTTGTAGGCGATGGAAGCGATGGCTTCTCGACCCTTGCGAGTGCTTACGTCCGGCACGAATGAGTCGATCTCTTCGCGAATCTTGGCCAGGAAAGGATCCAGGCCATTGGCTGCCGAGTAGACTTGCAGAGCGGTTTCTTTGGCTGGTACTTCGACCAGTTGATTTTCTGCGGACATGAATGATCCTCGCCGCGCATGCGCAGCCAGTGAAGGGAGGGGTTAATCCAGGCGGATGGTCGAGTTCTTGAAGATAATTCCAGAGCAGACGGTTCCAGATATTGACTGGCCGGTTGGGCCTTTAGCGACGAATCCAGTCGACTTGACGTCCTCTTGGCCACATGAAAACCAGCTGTATCCGGTGAATCGGATGTGGCTGTAGCCTGCGCCTTCAAGCGCTCGGCGTGCTGTTGATTCATCGGTGCAGCCGGCGAGCAGGAATAGGCCGGCAATGAAGATCATTGCTCGCATGATGTTCTCCAGGTAGAAGGTGAAAGGCGCTTACGGCGCCACTCGGCAGCGTCACCCCCGCGGGATGAATAGCGTTGCGCTAGAAGCCGCTGCTGCGGGTGTTTTCTTCATGCCGCCCACCGCCCGCTGGGGAAGCCGCAGTTATCCGGATTACCGGCCTGCTGCGGACAGGTGCGTAGCTTCTGCGGTGATGATGCCGCCCCATATTGGGCCGGCTGCGAGAATGAACAGGTACAGCAGACCGCCGAAGAGGCTGCCTAGCCAAATGGCTGTGCGTCTTGGATTCATGCTGCTTCCTCAGATCCATCTGGTCGCGAGATAGGAGAATGCTGCCGCTGCCACTCGTGGAACTTGTCCATTCCCAAGGGCTTTAATGCGGTCAACTCGGGAATTCATTCCAGTGACTGTCTTGCTGACCATCTCTTTAACGCCGCGCGCCTTCCAATCTCGCTCAGGCATTTCGGACCCCCGCAAAGCACACGACCTTTCCGACGATTCCTTGTTGGCTGAAATGGTTCTTTGCATATCTCGCAGATTGCTGGAGCAACCAATCCACGACCCCATGTCCCGTCTTTCAAATGCTCGTTCTTGTGGCAAGTCCGACAGAGAATCTCGATATTCTCTGGAGCATTGTTCAGCGGATTCCGATCCTTGTGGTGTCTCTGAAGGGTCCTGGTCGAACCACAGTTCTTGCACTCGGTCGCCGCGTAGATACGCTGCGCCGCTTTCCTGCCAGTGTTTGAAGTGCTCATGAGTAATAGCCTCCAATGACGTCCAGCCCATGGGCCAGTTCATCAGCCATTCCACCCACGTGGGATTCAGCTGACCACCTACGATCTGAGGTAGGCCTTCGCCAGCTTTGCTTCCTGTACGCTCCAGTCGGCTTCGACCAGGTGCTCTATAGTCACGACGAACTGGCGTTGGCCAGAGATTGAACTTCGCCATAGCGCCAAGCGTCGGGCTGATTTTCGCGCCAGGACTGTCCGATTTGTTGAACAGGCTTCCGGTGTCGACCGTCGTTGGCGTGGGCAACAATCCAGATGCGATCCCGCTGATGGGGCGCCCCGACGTCGGCGGCTCCCATAACACACCATCCAGAGTCATACCCCAGTTCGGTAAGGTCACCGAGGACCACGGCAAGTCCTCTTCGAACAAGGAGCGGTGAGTTCTCCACGAAGACGAATCGCGGTCGTACCTCACCGACGATTCGTGCCATTTCTCGCCAAAGGCCTGATCGCTCACCGTCGATTCCGGCTCCATTCCCGGCAGCTGATATGTCCTGACACGGGAATCCGCCAGAAACCACGTCAACAAGGCCTCGCCAAGGTCTTCCGTCAAAGGTCCGAACGTCATCCCAGATCGGGAAGGGCGGGAGAATTCCGTCATTTTGTCTGGCGACAAGAACGCTTGCGGCGTAGGGCTCGAACTCGACAGCGCATACGGTGCGCCATCCGAGGAGGTGGCCGCCGAGAATGCCTCCACCAGCGCCCGCGAACAGAGATAACTCATTCATCTATCCTCCTCATAGCCCAGCAACCTCAACAAACGCCACTGCGAAGGCCAGGATGCTGCCCAAGAAAAAGGCCGCGAAGAACGTTGTCTTGGCGGCCTTGGTCAGGTCGATGGTGATGGTCATGTGGATGACTCCTGGCGGCGGTAGCCGGCGTCAAATAGCGCGTAAAGCGTAGGGTACTGATATGGAACTCCTTGAATTGACATAGCCATATCACCGACTGCCTTCTCCCGCTCCTCGGCGGCGATCTGCTCGGGGGTGCGGAGAAGTGATCCGTGGCTTGAGTGGAATCCAAGAGCCTGTCTCAGCGTCTTGATGCGCTCTGCTGCCTCTTGAGGATCGTCAAACAGGCCTATGTGCTGTTCCTTCCCGTTGATTTTGACGCGGGCGCGCCACTTGCCTGTCTCTTCATGCCAACTGACCCCGCAATAACCGCTGCGTGATCCAGCTTGCAGCTTTACGTTCTTGCAGTTTTCCTGATGAGAAACTTGGCGAAGGTTAGCTATTGAGTTGTCCAAAGAATCGCCGTTTATATGGTCAATCTCTTCGCCAGGATGCTCGCCGTAGTGAATTGCCCAAGCTATACGGTGCGCATAGATTTTCTGGCCGCAAATGTCGATTCTGCGGTACTTTTTTCGCTTTTTGGTGACGATGACCCCGGCTTCTTTTCCTTCACAGCGGGATACCCACGAAGCGAAATGATGCTTTTTTGTAAAATCTGACGATGGTCTTGGCAGCCAGACAAGACTCCCGGTTTCTTTGTCGTAGCTGAGCCTTGTGCGCAGATACGCAATCGACGGCAGGGTCATACGTCACCCCCGGTGGCCTTTGCAATGGCGTCGAAAGCTTTGACCTCATCGCGCTTGTAGCGAAAGGCCCAGGAGATGGCTTCGAGCTTCTTCCTGCCAGCCTTGTTGAATATGTGAATGGTTGGAAGGCCTCCCTCTAATGGGTGGCCCTTTGCATCCAGCGGGTTCTTGTGCTCCAACTCAACGAATTCACGAAGTTGCTGTAGGTGTTCAATTGAGCAGCCAGACAAACGAACAGCATCCCATCCGTAGCACTGCAACTTTGGCTTGCTCATGCTGCATCCTCCATGTTCTGTTCTGCGATCATTTCCAGCACCAGGTCCGCGTGCGGCTTCAGGAGTCCGAGCGCGATGCGTTCAGTGATTCCCTGGTGATGCTCAAGGTTTGCCGCGCACTCGCGGGCGGTAGAGGTGAACTCGTCTTCGGCGGCCTGGAACATCTGCGCGAGCCAGCATTCTTCGTCAGCCTGGACGAGTTTCAGCAGTTCGGCCTGCACCCGTTCGGTAAGAGTGCTGGCGAAGACCACTACGCGCTCGCGCATGGTTTCGATCTTCACGTCCATGCCGCACCGCAGATCGTTGACTGCGTGTTCTGCCCAGTCGCAGAACTCATCGGAGTTAGCGGCGGGAGGGGTATCGTCAGGAGTCGCGTCGTCATGTAGCGACTGTGCGCATTGAAATGCGGTGTTCATGAAATCACCCATACAGCAGCGCCGACATATTCGAACTCGTTCCAGTTCGCCCGGTAGTAGGCCTGTCCCCCTGGCTTTCCATCAGATCCAAGGCCCTGAACATATCCTTGAGCGCCCCAGGACTTCGGCTCTGTAACGGTCATGATGCATCCGGCGAACATCGGGTTACTCACCTCTGGAGAGAGTTGAACCAAATCGCCGGCTTTGAGATTTAGTACCTTTTCCATGCTTCACCTCGCGTTCGCGTGCATGCGGCTGCCCTGGTCTTGGATGGATACCCACCTACACAGCCGGATTAGGTGGCAATCAGTGGGCGCCAGGGCATGCGCATACAGGCGATGGAAAGTGAAAGCCCGGCAACGTCTGCGCCGGGCTTTCTGATTGGCGTGTTGTTTTTGGCGGGAAGCGATGCACCGGATTGCATTTGGCTCCCCGGTGGTACATCGCCCTAACCAATGCCGACGCATCGGCCTGCCAGCGGTTCGGGTACGCCATTCAGGTTGCGCCGATTCCGGCAGCGCAAATGAAAGCGTGATCCCGATCAGGATGATCAGAAGCATGTCGATTCCTTGGCGAAAAAATGCCCGGACTTGCCGGGCTAAGAGGGGTAGGGTGGGGATGCCGGAGCTGATCCCGGCCTCTGCGTGGTCCGCAAATTGCAGGTGCGTTGAACAGTCGGTGAAGTGCCGAAGCATCTAGAGCCCGACTCCCGCAGTGCTCTAGGGACTGCCCGCCTGCACGGGTTCCCTATCGTTAGCTTGTCAGCACCAAGCGTACATCCCCATTGAAGGGTGGCGTTAGGCGGTGGCCTTTGCGATTGCGGCTCGGGCTTGATCGGGAACATCGTCCGCAGAACAGAGCGCCGTGATCTGCTGGATGCAGGATTGAAGAGCCTCAAGCAGCTCGGGCGCGGCCTGCATCAGTTGTGCAACAGCTTCAAGTTCAGACTTTGGCGTGTGAGCGCCATGAATCTGAGCAGAAAACCGGTTGAAGTTGTGAGGGTTCAAGGCATAAACGGTCGTTCCGTCTCGATACCAAGGACCTGGCGTATGCTTGCTCATTCTGTTCTCCTGCCTGTCAGGCGTCTTGCGGTGGTTCGGTTAGGGGCATCCAGTGAGTGGTTTCAGGCCGTTCTACATGGCCCGGTCCATCGGCACAGGTTTCGATGCGCTGGCAAGAGTCCTCAGCCAGCATCCAGAAACCGCCTTCATCCGAGCCTTCGTCAGATACCCAGCGGTCGAACTCGGGAGCGAAACAGTCCTGGCCCGGCCACTTTCGGCAAACCATGACTTCATCTGAGTGCTCCGGCATACGGTCACTGCACTTGATCCACTCACTCATCTCTCACCTCACCAATACATAGTCAGAAACAGCACAACGAACAGCGCTGCGAACTCGCCAAGGTCTGGCATGGATTCCTCTCTTCCCGTATCAGGGCAAATGGAGCGAACGCCGGGCGCTTCCCCGGATGCGTCAGATCTGGCTGCGCTAGCCCCTCGACTCGTTCGCTGTTCGGTGGCGGCTCACTCGTCGAATTCGACGAACTCGCCCTCGGCACTCAACTGGTACCAGGTGTCCGGCTTTACGCCGTTCTCCCCGACCTTGCTGGCGCGGATATGGATGAGGTGCCCCTTGTCGTCGCGATGGCAGAGAACGATGGCGCTGCCGGCAGACGCGCGAGCGCGGCCTTCGATACCCAGGGATGCGGCGACGGATTCCTTGCCGCTGACCTCGGCTGCCGAGTAGTCGCCGGTGTTGCTGGCTGCCGACTGGTAGCCGGTGTTGCTGGCTGCCGAGCG